CAGACCGGCGAGCTGCGCAATGCGACCAAGACACCCGAAGCGTTCAACCATCTGCTCGACATGATGACCAAGGCCTATGTCGGCAGCGGTGGGCTGGTGAAGCCCAGCGACTATTTAGAGGCGATGAAGGTCGGCGGCGTGGCCACCAAACAGATGGACGAGAAGTCGCTGTTTTTCGGTGCCATGCACACGATTCAGGAAATGGGCGGCATGCGTTCCGGTACCGGCTTTGCCTCGGCTTATCAAAACTGGGCCGCCGGCCGCAGCACCCAGCAGACCGCCGAGGCACTCAGCCAGCTCGGCCTGTTGAACAAGGGTGCCGTGAAGTACGGCAAGAACGGCCACATCACCAAGATGCTGCCCGGTGCGTTGAAGAATCAGACGCTCTACGAGACCAACCCCTTCGAGTACCTGATGAAGGAGGTCATCCCGCGCATCGATCCCAAGGGCAAGCTGACCGAGAACCAGATCGTCAGCAAGCTCAACAGCCTGTTCAGTGCGCGCAAGGGCGGCGACCTGTTTGCCGGCATGTACATGCAGCGCGGCAACATCCAGAAACAACTCGCGGCGTCGGCCGATTTTGAGGGCACGGATGCGGCGTACCAGCGCGCGGCAGACACCGCACAGGGACAGGAGGCCGAGCTGCTCGCGCAGAAGGCCAACCTCTACAAAGCGCTGGGCACCACCCTGCTACCGGTCTACGTGGGCGCGTTGCAGAAACTGGTCACCTTGCTGAAAGCCCTCACCGGCGCGGCACAACGGCATCCGGCAATCGCCAAAGGTCTCGCCCTGATGGCGGCCGGTTTCGGCGTCCTAATGGTCGCTGCCGGTGGCGTCATGATCGCGCTGGGCAGCTTGATCGGCCAGTTCGCGCTGCTGCGCTTTGCCATCGGTCGTGCCGCGCTGTCGTGTCGTGGTGCCGGCGGTGAAGCCGCTGGCGTCGGCCTGCTCGGCCGCGTTGGCATCGGCGCACGTGCCGCGATGCTGGCCATCACCGGCATCAGTTTGCCCGTGCTGGCGCTGGTCGCCGCCGTGGCCGCGCTGCTGTTCCTCGCGTGGAAATACTGGGGGCCGATCAAAGCGTTTTTCGTCGGTCTCGGCCAGGGCATCCGCGACGTCGCCGGCCCCGCCTTGAATGAGCTAGGCCAGGCGCTCGCACCACTGAAGCCGGCATGGGATGCCCTCGCGATCGCCATGGGCGCGGTGTGGCGCGGGATCACTCAGCTGTTCACACCCTTCGAGGCCACCAAGGAGCAACTGGCCGGCGCCACCGCCAACGGCGTGAGCTTCGGCCGCGTGCTGGGTGAGGTGCTCATGAGCGTCATCACGGGGGTCACGTGGCTGGCCAAGGGCTTCACCGCCGTCGGTACCGCGATCGGCACGGCCGCCGGCTGGATCGTCGTCCATGGGGGTCAGTTAATCGACTGGCTGGGCAGCACCTGGTCGACTGTCAGCGAGGCGATCAAGGCGCCCTTCGTCACCGCGTTCCAGTGGATCGCCGACAAGATCGACAGCTTCATGGAGAGGTGGCGCGCGCTCAAGGCCAAGCTGGGCATCCACGACGAGACGGTGGTTGCCGCCGGGCTGCACTGGAACACCGGTGCGGATGACGACGTGAAACCACCGGCGCGCTTCACCCTGGACAACCGACCACCGCTACGTGCCGGCGGCGGTGGCTCGATCACGAACCACAACCAGTACAGCGTCACGGTGCAGGCGATGCCGGGACATGAGGATGCCGCGGCCCGAGCCGCCTCGGCGGAATTGGATCGGCGCGAGCGTGCCAAAGCCGCCGCCAGCCGCAGCCGCCTCGGCGACACGGAGTAACCCATGCTGATGTGCCTTGGCCAGTTCGTGTTCCAGCTGTCGGATCTCGCGTACAGCGAACTGCAGCGCTCCACCGCGTGGCGACACGCGGCCAACAGCCGTGTCGGTGCGCGCCCGGCGCGGCAGTTCGTCGGCCCAGGCGACGATGCCATCACGCTGTCCGGTGTGCTGGCGCCAGAGGTTGCCGGCAAGCTGGAAAGCCTGGATACCCTGCGCGGCATGGCCGATGCCGGTGATGCGTACGCCATGATCGATGGTGCCGGCCGCGTGTTCGGCGCGTGGGTGATCGAGACCCTGTCCGAGGGCGGTAGTGCGTTCACGCAGGACGGCATCGCGCGACGTACCGACTTCAGCATCGGCCTCAAGCGTAGCGACGATGCGTTGGTGTCCAGCGCGCCACCGGGCAACGGCGCCACCATGGCGACGATCGACGGCAGTGGCAGCGGTGCGAGTCACCTCGCATGACCCGCAGCAACCCGCAGCCACGCTGGAAGGTCACGCTCGACGGCCGCGACCTCACCGCGACCCTGATCCCTCGATTCGTCGGGCTCTCCGTCACCAGCTGCCGGCAAGACACCGCCGACCAGCTCGACATCACGCTCAGCGACCATGATGGCAAGTTGGCGTTGCCACCCACCACCGCGACGTTGCGTGTCTGGCTGGGCTGGGATGACGGCGGCCTCACCGACAAAGGCAGCTTTGTCATCGATGAGCTGGAGCATGCCGGCGCTCCCGACATAATCGTGATGCGTGGGCGTAGCGCCAACTTGCGCAGTGATCTGCGTCAGCAGCGCGAGCAGAGCTACAGCGACACCACCGTCGGCGCGATCGTCAATCAGCTCGCCGGACGCAACAAGCTCACCGCGCGTTGTCACCCGGATCTGACGGCCATGGCGATCGACCATATCGATCAGACCAACGAGAGCGACATCCACTTCCTCACACGGCTCGGCAAGCGCTACGACGCCGTCGCTACCATCAAGGCTGGCGCGTTGATCTTCTGCCCGATCGGTCAGGGCACCACGGCCACTGGCCAGCCACTGCCCACGGTCACGCTGACCCGCGCGCAGGGCGACCAGCACCGCTATCACGTCGCCGACCGCAACGCGTACAGCGGCATTCGTGCGCTGTACGACGACACGCGCCGCAGCAAGACGCGGGACGTATTGGTGGGCGTCGACGACGGCAAGGGCGTCAAGACGCTGCGCACGATCTACGCCACCAGGAGCAATGCGCTGCGCGCCGCACGCAGCGAGTACACGCGGCTGCTACGCGGCACGGTGACATTCAACGTCACGCTCGCCCGCGGTCGCGCGGATCTCTATCCCGAAATGCACGTCACCGTGCGCGGTTTCAAACCGGAGATCGATGCGGTGGACTGGATCATCGTCCGGGCCGAACAGTTGCTCGGTGATGCTGGTTTCATCACCCAGCTGGAGCTGGAACACCGCGCGGAAACCAGTGCGGCGGACAGCGACCTGTGATCACTGGTCGCGGATGGTTGCCATCCTATCGCCATTTCCAGTCTTTCCACGCACTGCCTGGCCTGGTCAAATTTTTACTTGCCTTTTAGGCGTGAGCCAGCCCGAAACATGCACCAGCGACCCACGTAAAAAAAGAATAGAGCAAACGGCGTAATTATAAAATTGGGTGGAACCATTTTTTTCTCAGCTTCAGCATTTATCAAGTAAATCACAATTATAGAAACCATAGCGAGAAATGCTACCCAAGTAGACAGGCTAACCACCCTCTCCGCCCCAACACTTTTAACTAGACTCGCGGTTTTTACCGCTTGCAAAACAATTTTAGATCGAAATAATAGAATACCCAAAATTATCGGTAAACAAGAAATTGTAGACAATAATTTCGCCTCTGATTTAAGCATAGGAATTAAAGGCGCGGCAGCAGCGACATAAAGGAAAACCGCCGCCATCCAAAATGTGAACGAAATAAAAAGATTAGGATGGGACTGAGATTTATTTTTCACAAGAACATTTCCTGATGTCTCCCATCATTTCGATATAGGCGACGATTACTCCGACCGGCAACAGGGCTTCAGAACTAACATCTAATGCTTCCTGGCTACCTTGCCACATTGCTTGCTGCGCGCCCATTAGCGCTCGTCGGGTGGCTTTATTGCCGACGCTAAGATCGCTGTAACTCGTAGCCCTGTATGAAGCGGCCAGTGTACTGGCAGTGTTGCTGTTGGCGGCGATAGACGACGCACCAAGCAAATTCGACATAAAGTCAAAAGCGTTTGGACCTGAAGTGGTAAGCATCGAACCACCACCGTAGGGCGTAAACGCATTTCCACTCAATGTAAGGGTCATACCGGTGATCGGAACCATCTGTGCCAATCCATTTGCGATCGCATTTTTTTCGCATACCGT